AATCTTTCTTGCCCACTGAATGTTATGACATCTTGATATTTCTTTATCTAAACTTGCATCACCTGTTTTTTCTTTCTTCTTTTTAGCATCTAACATTCTTTTCTTAAATATGACACGTTCTTGATACATTGTTTCCATCATCTCTGGTAAAAAACCTTGACTATCCGTTTTAAACTTTGCACCGTTTGGTGTAATACAAGCACCTTCTGTTGCTAGATAATCTAAAGGTGTTGAACCTTTTAACATCTTGTCAACAGATATACCTGATGTATTACTACCTATTATCTTTTCGGGTGATATATTATATTGCACAATGATATGTGGATACAGAGAGTTGATATCAAAAGAAACAACCCACTTATACAAACCTGGTTTTGGTTCTTTTACATAAGCACCAACATATTTTGTTTCTTTACTTTGGTCTTCTCTTGGTGGCACACATATCTTTTTCTTCATTAGATGATTAGCAATCAATGTGTCCCACACTCTTACTTGTGAAAATATATCATCATAGTTTACTTTACTTTCATATGCTACAGTCAAACTTAAATCAATCAGACCTAGTTTATCTTCAAGAGCATCAACAAGTTCAACGTCTTGAATATTATAATCAACAAACTTTTGAAAGTCTTTCTCATAAAATTCTTTGAAAGTATCGAATGGATTTTCATTCTTGTTTTGACCTAGTTCAATCTCACCAATATAGTCTAACTTATAACTCTCTTGTCTTGTTGGTATAAACCATTTATATAAATCTAAATAATCTAACATTGTAATACCAAACAAATCATAAACAGTCATTGGTTTACCTCTGACTTCTATTTCTTTTCTTTCGATTAGTTTCCAAGGTGACATTCTACTAATTACTTTATCCCCGTGCAACAATCTAATTCTATTCATTAAATATGGTAAATCGAAGAATTTAGTATTCCAGCCTGTAATTATATCTGGATAATTTTTAGTCCAGAACATCATAAACTGCATAAGCAATTCATTTTCAGTTTTACATTTTACATAGGTAACATCATCTCTATCGTGGTAGAAATCACCAACACCCCAAGTTATTATCTTTTTATTAGATTGATTTTTGATTGTGATACAGATTAATTCTTCTTGTGGATTTTCTACATCAGGAAAACCATTTTCACAAGTTGTTTCTATATCTAAAGTAAATATTTTAATATAGTCTTTTGACCAATCAATCTGATTAGGATATTCTTGACCAATAAATTGATAATGAAATCTTTCTAGACCGAAAATAGGAGAATTTTCAGTTTCTACCTCTTTCTTAAACTTTCTTGCCTCAGATATGGTGTTAAATTTTATAGGTTTTAAATTTTGACCTTGTAAAGTTTTATACTCTGATTCTTTTTGTGTCAAAACATACATAGTAGGTCCGAAATCTAGTTTTTCGGAGTAGTCTTTACCACCTAACACTCCTCTGACCAGCAGTTTGCCTCTATGCACAATCACATTCTTGTAAAAATTCATACTGTAATATACTTTATTTTAATTTATTTGTCAAGTTCGTAATGAGTTGTCATTACATATTTTCTTCTAGGTGATACCATCACATTTAATTTGTTCATTGTTTCACGGTCTAATAATATAGGAGTTCTATCTTCTCTATCATCTATTGTAAATAGAATATCTGTGTAAATAGTACCTGCAAATTCCATATCTAACTTTATCACATATCTCTCTTCTTCATAATCTCTTAAACCACCAACTTTAATTTTTTCTGTTCTAATAATAGGTGATACAAGTGTTTTACCTAATAAAGTCCAAGCAATTGTTTTACCTTTTACTTTCGTTGTGTCTGCGTGTATCACAGACATACCTGAATTACCCGTATCAAACTTTGCTACTATTTCACCAAAAGGTTTTATTGTTACAATCTCTTTGAAACCACAAGCATCAGGAACTTTTATTCTATTACTTTCTTTCATAAAGAATTCTATAACTTCTTTTGATATATTTTGACCACTTGCTTTCTCAATACCCTCTGTACCAGGTGATGAGTTTACTTCTAGTATATGAGGTGGTTCTTTTTCTCTATTCTTGCTAGGTATAAAATCAACCGCAGTCCATAATCCACCAACTGCTTTAGCAGCTTTTAAACACTCTGTAATTTCAACTTCAGTTAAATCTATTTTAACTGGTTCCGAACCTTGTGATACGTTACTCCTAAAATCACCCTCAATAACAGGTCTTTTCATATTTGCTAATACTTTACCACCTAATACCAATACCCTAACGTCATAGTCATTAGGTATAAACTCTTGTAAAAGTAAATCAGCATCTTCATCTTGTTTGTATAGCACTTGACATAAACTATCAAGACCTCTCTCTGATTCTACAAATAAAACACCAACACCTTTACTACCTCTTAATGTTTTCAATATGATAGGATATTTGGTGTTTAATTTTTCAAATGCCTCTTTTGACTTTTCTGCATCTGTTATCAATGCAGTCTTAGGTTGATTAATGCTATAGTCAGCAAGTTTTAAATATGTTCTATACTTATCAGCACATATACTAATACACTGTCTAGAATTTACAACACATATACCATCTTTCTCTAGTGTTGATACAATATCCATCCAACTATCTTTTCGTGTAATAGAACCACGAATTATTGCAACAGTATCAGATGTTATCTCAAAACCTTTCGGGTCTTTTTTATTGTGCATTCTTCTAATGCCACCCTCAAAGGTCATATAACCACCTGTCAATTTATATAGATAGTATGGTAACTTTAATTTCTCTGCCTCTTGTTGTAATCTGTCAGCAGTGTGAAATGTTTTTGCCTCTTCAGGTTCATCAGTAATAATTAATATCTTACAGAAAGATTTTTCTTCTTTCTCTTCACTTATAAACTCTCTGAACTTTGGTATGTGCATTATGCCTCATTACTTTGACTTTTTCCTATGTTATATTTAGCAGATAAGTTCCAATCGTTTTTTTCTTTGAAGTGTAGTATCTTAATTTGACTTAATGGTGCCCTTTGATTTACTACCTTATTTGTATCTACTATTTCAATAAGTTCCCAATCAGCAAGTAATGTTGCAATAGTGTTTCTTCTTTCTATATCATTTTTAACTAGACTTGCTGGTTTACCATCAAGTGCAAATAGTTCTTTGAAATGTGTTATGAAATACTTACCTTGTTTATGTAAAATATGACACGACTGATATAATGTTCTATCTTTACGACTAGCAACACCCATTCTTGTTAGTGTTTCTCTTATTTTTAGGAAATCATCTGGTTGTTTTATTGTTACTTCTAACATATCATTAGGTGACCAGTTCACCTGTTCACTTCTTAATTCATTCATTTCTTCCCACCTTTATATAACCTTTTCTTAATAGTTTCAATTTGTTCTTTAGATAATATACTCAGAGCTGTCTTTGCTTTTTCATTACTATAACCATAATACTCTTTAATATAATCTAAGTCTTTCAGTTGACTTGGTTTAAACCACTTGCCACCAAATCTCTTTTTCTTTCTAACACTATTTATGAAAAAGTTAAATTGTAGTTTCTTAGGTAAGAAATGATAACCATTCATCTCATTTGCCTGCATTAGTGTATCGTAATGCATAGATAAACACTTATTAATTATAAAAGGTGGATACTTCTTTTCCCAATCTTCGTCTTCAGTATCTAATAAATTCTTCTTTGAAAAATTAATAGCATTGAGATAATCTTTTAATTCGTAACTCATTTGAATTTACAATTTGCCATAAGTTCAGTCAAACAAGCAACCATATTAATTTCTTGGTCAGCAACAAAGGCAGACTTGTATTGGTAACCTGCTAAAATTAAAATTGCTTGAGGAACAGATTTAGCATCAAAACTTTTTTCAAGATTGTCATATATGGTTCTAAACAATTGAGTTGGTTCTTTGTCAATATTTGTAACAACCCACTTTCTCATATCATTAAATCTTTTATCTTTGATTGCAGTAACCAATTCTTTAATATTAACTTCTGCCATATTATAAAGTATGCCACTATCAATCTTACCTCTGACTGAGTATCTTTGCAATTCATTTATAGTTCTTCTAAAGTCAGGAAAGTATTTCATTATAAGTTCAGATAATACTTTCTTATCAAACTCTATCTTCTCACCATTTAAGATAGAAGATAATCTGTTCATAAGTTTTACTGCAAGTATTTTCTTTTGACCATTTACAATTCTAAAATCTACCACAGTGCAACGACTATGCAAAGC